TACTCCTATGGTTACCCGTCACGTTAGGCGTGCGATTGCGCGCCCTTCGCCCCTATGCGTCCCGAGATTGAATATGCACCGAAATAGTGCGTAAGATCAATGGACTGGATGGATATACAGTACTGTCAGGGTGTACAGGTGGATACTTTAGTGGGTGTGTTAGTCAGGTAAAACACTAAAACAGTCTCGGATGACCGGGTATGCGGGGGTGTGGGGGCGGTTTACACGCGCGAAAAGGCACCTGAAAATTTCTCCAAGAAATTTGTAGAATGCGCTACACCATTGAAAGCTAAAGATATTGGTACTTTTAGATTTTTGCCCACCCAAGCTCGTCTTCGGGGACTCGCCTTTGCCCGCCCCTCGAAGTGGTTATACTATTGACACGGACTTAAATAACCTTTATAATTATAAATAGATGGCATAAGTGCCATGTAAGTCCAAGAAGACTCAAAATTCTACTGCCGCTCTGTTCTTTTGGGGCCATTTGGGAACAACGGTGACTCGACGGTGATGCCGCTCGACCGACGGAACTTTGACCAGAGACGAGATTCTCTGGGTATCCGGAGGGAGAGGAGAAGGTAAACCAGATAGTATAAGTATATATGGGTATCACCAGAGAGGGATAACCCAAAGGCCGGTTGCACCCTAAGATTCCTTACGGAGAATAATAAGAATAACTATGGCTAGTCGTAGATTCAGAGTCCCTATTGTCTCTCCCCGCTTAGCAAAGCGGATGTACGGACACTACCTTGCCATCGGAAATGGCTCTGCTCGGCGTGGAACGTACTACAAGACGGTCTCCGCAAGCTCCCCTAACCTCCTTACCTCCCCCGGTATCCGGGGCGTACAGGTCCGGTACAAGTGGGTAGACTTGGAACCGACGGCGGGGACGTACAATTTCGGTACCGTCAAGGCTACGTACCCCGATACGGAGATGACGATTCGGGCTGACCTCTGGCGTTGCGCCCAGAACAATTCACGCTTGATCGTAATGATCGAGGACAAGTCGTTCGACGGGCTCCATACCGTTCCCCTAGACCTCCAGTACAACACGACTACGGGGGCAAATGGTCAGTTCGAACAGCCAATCACCACAGGCCAAGGCTCTGCCTACTGTGCCGTACGGTGGAATCCTACGATTATCTCTAGGTTCGGGCAGCTTCTTACTGCCCTAGGCGCGGCTTTCGACACCAATCCCAACTGGTACGCCTTCGCGTCCCAAGAGACCGCCACGGACTTTACTGCTCAACAGCGTACGGACACGGGATATACGGACGTCGCCTACCGGGACGCTCTTATCTCAATGCTCCAGACGGCAAGTCTTGCTTTCCCTCGGTCCCAGATCTTCTGGTATACGAACTTCTTCCCGTCCACTTCTACCGATTTTAGGTTGCAAGAAGTAGCAGACACGATGAAGACGTTCAACAACGGGGACTCAGGGGTCGTCATGGGTGGCCCGGACATCCTCCCGGACAATACGTCCATCGCTACTCGGGTCGAACCGCGCTTCGGTGTGCCGCCCACGGGAAGCTACGGGGAGTTGGACCTGTTCAATTCGATGCAGAATGACAGCTACTCCCATGTCCATACAACGTCTACTCCCGATCCTCGTCTCCCCGGCGCTACGTGGACCTTGGGCAGCACTTGGACCATGGACCACTTGTTCAGGCATGGTAGGGATAACCTCAATTTGAACTACGTTATCTGGAACTATTGGAATGCCGGTACACGGAATTACGATCCCGACGGCCTTGCAGTCATTGCCGCCAACCAGACGTGGACGCCATGAGGATCTTAGTCTTTCTATTCCTTCTGCTGATTACCGGATGCACTACCGCGAACCATCGCTGTCGCTCAGTAGACCAAGACATCTCGCTAATCGTCACTTGTGAACGATCTAATTCGTGCCTCTACAACTACAAAGACCTTAAAGAGTTAACCTACCGTGTGGCGCAGTGCGCCTACGAGGACCCTAAAAAGGCTAAGTAATGGAGCCAGAGTTCAAAGAATGTGACTGTTGCGTCTGCGGCTGTCACTTCTCTGACGTGGACCTTACGGACTTTACCGACGAAATAAGAATATGGATGATACCACACCAAAAGTTAACGTCACTGGTTACTTTACGCTAGCACAGCTAAGGGCCATGACGGTCGATGATCTTCGCCCACACTTCAAAGATATCCGTGGCGTATGGCGCACAGCCAGTTTGTTTGAGGAAACCTCAGAGGACCCCGCCAAGTATCCGCCCATCTACTCTCTGAAAGATGAGGATACGCCTAACTGCGTTTCCCTTAAGCGTCTATACCTTATCATTGAAGACGTGACCGAGTACGAGTTCGCCAAGGCGTGCCTCGGTTCGTGGGATCATTGGGAAGCTATCTCTACTTCGTGGGCCTTGAAGAACCACATCGCAGAGTGGCGGGACTTGCTAGAGAAGCAGCTTCGGGCTAAGTATATCCGGGGCATCAAAGAAGAGGCCGAATCCGGTGAGGGGACGAACCGCCTTAATGCTATCAAGTATCTGTTGGAACAGACTACTGAGTTTGGTGGAAGAAGTACGAAAAGAGGGCGTCCGTCTAAACAAGAGAAGGAGGCTCATCTTGCGCGCGAAGCTAAAAGCTCGGGCGAGATTGCGAAGGATGCAGAACGACTAGGCATCAAGGTCGTCAAGTGAACGTCGTCACATTCCCAAACTGGAAAGCTGGCGCGTCTTCTGCCGAACGATTCTCTGAATTACATGGAATGGCGTTGACAATGCCAGAAAGGTTTACAAAGGTCGTCGTAGTATACACAGAGGACAGCGGTAGCGGTCCAACTACTACGCGATATATTACTTCAGGGTGTACTACCTTAGAGTCTTTGGGAATGCTAGATATAGCGCGCCAAATGATACACAATGACTCTACTAAATAAGACATGGCTGCACCAAGACTATCAATCGATCAGATCAGGGAACTTGCCGAAGGGGATCTCCTTAGCTTTATCAAGCTGGTTGCTCCCCATCGCGTGGTACCGCATTTTCAAGAGGAGTGGATAACGTGGATGACAAGAGAGGGGGCGCGAGACCATCAGCTAACCCTTCTGCCGAGAGATCATGCCAAGAGCACGATCATAGCTTACCGGGCCGCATGGGAAGTCGTGAAAGATCCAGCGATCCGGATTTTATACATTTCCTCTACCGCGAACCTTGCCGAGAAGCAACTTGGTCTGATAAAGCAGATCCTTACTTCCTCCGTCGTGAGGCGGTATTGGCCCGATCTTATCAACGCCGAAGAGGGTAAACGTGAGAAATGGTCGCAGTCGGAAATCTCCGTCGATCACCCCAAAAGAATGGAAGAGGGTATTCGTGATCCTACTGTTTTTACCGGTGGTCTTACCACTAGCCTTACGGGATTACATTGTGACATCGCCATCCTTGATGACGTTGTTGTCCAAGAGAATGCCTACACTGAAGAGGGACGAGAAAAGGTAAAGTCTCAGTATTCGCTACTTGCGTCTATCGAAGGCGCGGGGGCGCGTGAGTGGGTGGTCGGTACACGCTACCATCCTCAAGACTTGTACGCCGATCTCGTCGCGATGGAAGAAGAGACGTTCGATGAAGACGGAAATGTTATGGATACCGCTTCGGTGTATGAAGTACACCAGAAGGTTGTCGAGGAGCATGGTGCTTTTCTATGGCCGAGACAGCAGCGTAATACTGACGGGAAGTGGTTTGGCTTTGACCTTGCGATTCTTGCGAAAAAGAAAGCGCAGTATCTGGACAAGACTCAGTTCTACGCGCAGTACTACAACGACCCCAACAGGTTTGAAGCCGCTCTTATCACGCCAGACAAGTTCCAGTACTTCGAAAGACACCAAGTAAAGCGAGGCGAAGATGGCAAGTGGTATGTCCGTAACAAGAAAGTGTCTATTGCGGCAGCCATGGACTTCGCTTTCTCCAAGGGCAAAACTTCTGACTACACTGCTATCGTCGTGGTGGGGGTGGATTCGGACGGAAACTATTATGTTCTGGACCTTGATCGCTTTAGGACTGATCGAATAGACGAGATGTTCGAACACTTACGGAACCTCTTCAACAAGTGGGAGTTCCGTAAGATCCGAATGGAAATGACTGTAGCACAAGCCACGGTCGCTAAGGAACTACGAGATGCGTACATCAAGCCCTACGGCATCTCGCTTGCGGTGGAGGAATACTACCCGACGAAGCGGGATGGGGATAAAGAGGAAAGGATTGCTGCGGTCCTTGCTCCGCGTTATGCCAATATGCAAGTCTGGCACTACCGTGGTGGACATACACAAAGTCTGGAGGACGAGCTTGTCCAGCGATTCCCTATCCATGACGACTTAAGCGACGCCCTCACTAACGCTATCAGTATCGTTACGCCCCCCGCCAAATCGACGCGGTCTAACGTAGTACAACTCACGGCACACTCCCGCTTTGGCGGCACCTAACTTCAGGGCGAATCATGGACGATATGGTCATCTCATTCTCAGACATTGGAAAAGCTATAGTTGTGGGCATGGTCACACTCGTAGTCTGGATCTTCAAGAAGCTCGGCACTGAGCACATTGACTCCGTCAAGTCTCTTCGGGAGGAGATTGCAGAGTCCCGTAAGGAGACGATTGAACGCCTAGATCGCATGACTACCGCAATGCACGAAATATCGGATCGGGTAACGGTAGTAGAAGTCAAGAACCGACTACGGAATGGCGAGTAAGCTTGACTTTAGATACTTTAGCTGATATAATTAAAAATAGAAAGGTGTTTTATGGCCTTAGAAACCCTGCTAGGGGGATTGCTCGGCGGAGCCCTTCGAATGGCTCCGGAGATACTAGGATACCTAGACAAGAAGAACGAACGGAAGCACGAACTAGCCCTAGGGGAGCAACAGTTCCGTGTGGCTGAATTACAGTTCCGCGAGAAACGTGAGATCAAAGACCTTGACGTGGAACAGAGCCAATTCGTATCAGCGATGGAGGCTCTTAAAGAAGGCATCAAAGCACAGGGCACTCCGACTGGAATTAAGTGGATCGATGCCCTTTCCGCTGTTGTGCGGCCAGCAATTACTGCGTGGGTATTCGCGTTATATTCCGCAGTCAAAATTGCTTCACTGACTGTCGCGCTTAGCGCGGCCGATGGCGCAACTGCCGTCCTGTCGATATGGGGTCCAGAAGATAGCGGGATGCTTTCCGCAATCGTTATGTTCTGGTTCGTCGGTCGCATATGGAAATCCCGGCAACCGCTGTAATACTCTGTAAACGATGGGAAGGATTGCATAAGGTAGGGGCAGACGGCTTAGTCTATCCCTACATCTGTCCTGCCGGGGTCTGGACAATTGGCTACGGATCAACCCGATTAGCCGATGGCTCCCCCATCACAGAGCACACACGTCCCCATACCCCCGAGGAGTGCGAAGAGCTTCTCATGCGGGACCTGTATATCCGAGCACGCAAGCTGCTCGAAATGAGTCCGATCCTCGGTCTGCTACCCGAGTCGTTCGGCGCAATCTTAAGCTTTACGTACAATTTAGGAACAGGTGCATATGCGCGTTCTACGCTCCGCCGTAGAGTGGATGAAGGCGACTTTGAGCAAGCTAAGCTTGAGATCCTCAAGTGGGTCTGGGCTGGCGGTCGAAGACTCAAAGGACTCGTTGAGCGTCGCAAGGATGAAGCCACCTACCTCGGGACCTAAGCCACGTAAGGTTATCGGTTACATTAACGGAAACTCACGCATTGATTAGAATTGACGAGATCACACGGGTATCTTTTGACGCAGCGGTCACAACCTCTGAGAAAGTTCTGGCGATTAAAAATGCGCTAGTTGACCCCGTATCTGTCGTAGTCAAGGACGAGGCAGGAGTAACCAAGGGTTCCGGTACTATGGCCACGCCATGGTCTACCGCAGGCTCGTACGCCATCAGTTTAGCTCAACTGGCCTCGTTTACTATTTCTGCGGCGGGAACACCGGGGACCGGCTGGACTGTCCGCTTCTCCTCGGGCACACGTTGGATAGAGGGCTCCTTTGGTCTGACGGGATCCGGATCTGACTTCATCTGGAGTCTGCCTCTGTGGGAGATTGGTACCCTCGTCCAAGTCGGCACTTCGAACCTTACTGTCTGGCATGGCATTGCAGAAGAGGGCAAGACGGTCACCTATGACGTTGTTGCGATTGATGCTCTAGGCTGGACGTTTACCCAGAGTGGCACAGAGGTATATGACCTAGGGGTAGTTGGCCTATCCGGAGTTCCCGGAGGGACCATCACGCTCCCGTCCAACCTATATCAAGTCCCTGCGGGTGTCACACCGTACTTTCAAGTTCTAGGACAGTCTGATGGCACGGTCATTGTGGACCCCACTCAGCCTGTCATTACCATTTCCGGCACTGCTTCCATCACGCCCTCTTACGAGTTTGTCGTGGACTTGGGGCTTGGCGGCTTCGAAGCCTCTTCCGGATATACGGTATCTTCCACCACTGGCACCTATACCCGTGGGTCTACTATCACGATTCAGGGGCCAGTCGGAAGCTTTGGCACTAAGCCAAATGGCGAGAAGCCTCGGTACTTCTGGCGCTTCGATACAAACACTAGTACTGATCCAACGCTGAGCCGTAATACGTTCGGTGGGTCTTTCAACGGTACGTACCAAGCATCGGTCAAACCTACTGGTCGATCTGGTGCAATGACGTGGGATATCGAGACAGGTTACCCGGCATCCGCTAACCTATTTACTGGTCCTAAGCTTACTTGGACTCCCTCTGACTCTTCCAAGTTCTATCTATTCTTGCGACGACGGGCTGAGTACACCCCACAAGGGCTCTCAAGTTCGCAGATTAACAACAAGATTCTACGTCTCTACCCCGAGAACGTGGCTGCCGTCAGCGACGACCCGAGTCAGTATGTGGGCTACGCCTCATCGCCTCGCACCTTTGTCGAGGGCGTCGGCGGCGGGACGGCCACCTTTGGTGGACCTTACTGGACTCCGGGGCAGTTCCACACACTGGAGTGCCAGTTCCAGCAGGGCGCTCTAAACACTCAAGACGGCGTCTTTAACTGTATCCTAAACGGAAGGCACTACCTGAGTCCCTCTACAAGGTGGGTCCATCGTAGCTCTACTACAGGTGAGACGGATCGCTTTGATGAGTTGAACATCGACCAGCGTTCCAACCTGATCGACGTAGCCAACTCTAATGTCTACTACTCGGACCTGATGTTTGACGACTCATGGTGCCGTGTTATCTACAGTAATGAAACTACGTGGAACGAGTCAACGAGCGGTGACTATGCCCGTAAGCTTGCAGTAGTAAAGACGTGGAGTGACACCCAAGTTACTTGTGAATTGCTAGACGACATGGCGTCTGGTGACTGCCTCTATGTCGTCAAGTCCACCGGGACCGCTGTCAAGATTGGGCAGTATCGGCCCTTCGAAGAACAGCCGGGAGTAGCTGTAAACTGGAGTGGCAGTATTACGAACGGAACGAGACTTACCATCAGTGGCTCCGGGTTTGGTACTGGTCCTACCTATTGGTGGTTCGACAATATCGACAACATCGCAGGATACTCTGGATATACAAATGGTGCCAACGTACCAGCGGGCGTGGCGTATTCAGCCGTACAGACCAGTAGCAGTACGCCGATGAAATTCTCGACCGTCAGCCCACGAACGGCCTACTCTACGCGGCACTATCGACTCGGCACCACACTAAGCGGTCAGTACACCGACGGAGCGCTCGACGGCATTATCGCCATGGGTGGGCAGAATCCGGGACCGGAGTATCAGCCAAAGCGCTTTACCCGAATCTTTGTACGGTGCAGCGAGCAACCTCCATATGAGGAGATTAAGTGGTTCCGTTTCTGGGCGGCAAACGACACAAACCGTATCTGCTCCGTTGTCTGCAACGGCATGAGTTACACCAAACAGGATGGCTCGGCTGGTCGTAAGTTCGGTGCAATGCGCCCTAGCGCTGGTGTATGGACGGTCATTGAGGCGTATGTCGATGTCGATGAACTCGACACTAACGGCAAGATCACGCCGAAGATCGGCAACGTTATCACTAGCACGGCAAGCGCCGGATCGAATGCGGTCACAGATGCGTGGCGCACTGCCAGCGGACGTGGCATCCGAATGGCAGTCATCGGTTACGACTGTGGTAGTACCCCTGCCGCTCCGTTGCTGCCAACCGTGGAGATCGCAGAGATCTATAGTGCCACTTCTCAAGCGCGAGTGATGCTTACAGACAATGCCGTCTGGACCAGCGTGACCAATGGTCAAGAAGTGTGCGTACCCGTGAGTTGGTCTAGCAGCCAAGTTGTAGTTGATCTCAACCTCGGCCAATGGTCGAGTGCAGAAGGGAAACATCTACATCTAATCCGAGATGATGGCACAACGCAGTACCTAGGGAGATTCGTCTAAATGGCTGTAGCACTTGTTGGTACCCCTGTCCGCATTGCGAACGGTGGGACATACGCGGCCGAGGCAGGAAGTGACAGAATCGTTGGTTTCATTCCTTACTGCAAGGGCTCAACTACCGGATCGGTTACGATCAATGCGCTAAGCTATGACTCGTCCGGCGTGCCGATTGCGGCAACCTTGGTCGGGTTTGAGCGAACTAATAGCACAACGTATATGGGCTCGGCCATGTACTACATCAATGAATCACAGATCGTTGGAGGCACACCGGCGATCACGTTCACTGTCACTGGCACCCTTGCCAATAGTCCCGGCATCCTTTGTTTCACGCTCTCTGGAGTAGATCAGACTACGCCTGTAGACTCATTTGACACCTACGCCGCCAACAGCGTGACGAGCTATCCGATTTCGTGCGCTACCACTAATGCGAATGGTTGGGTTGTGGCGGGTGGCGGCAACGCATCTAACTCTACGGCTGTCACGACTTGGTCTCCACTTTCGGAACACCTTGACACAGGCGATGGTACCACTCGGTATTTTCTGGCCTCCGGTGCAGGAACCGGGTCAGCAGTATCCCCAACACCGACATCAACTACGGCGTCGGTGGCGATTGTAATAGCGGCGTTCGCGCCCTCAGGCGGCCCATCAGTTCCCACTATTACGGATGCTGGTGACGAGTCTTTCCTAAACGCTGAGACTGGTATCACGATCACCGGTACAAATTTCGGTACTGGTGGTGGATCTTCCGCAATCATCATTAGTCCCACAGACAACGTAGCGGACGGATCAGCGGTTACCCAGACTGAGACCGGTACACGTACCTCCACATCCGCTACCTTCACGGCAGTCCGTGGAGCACTCTCACACAGCACTAACCTGTACCTATTCGTAAAGGATAGTACGGGAACCGCTAACGCTACTGGTTACGTTGTCCAGTTTGCGCCAGATAAGAAGCTGCGCCTAGCCGTACACTCCTCGGCACAGTCCGCTACCGGAATCCAAGGAGTGGTCTTTGCTGCTCCGACAGGTGGAAACATCACTGGCACGGAGATTGGGGAGTTCACAGGACAAACGTTCGAAGGGTCGCTAGAAGGTGGATTAGCAATCCTTAAGGTTAACGTGCTTGAGTTTGGTGGGTCATCGTTGACTACTAGCGATACCCCGGTAGTGTTGATTAAGAATACGACGAATACAACAGGGATCATCCCGGCAACAATCATAGAGGAATAATTTTAAATGCCTATTGTAAACACAGATATTGAGTACCGTCTGTCTGGTGGTGCTGCTAACGCGACTCCTTCGGCGTCGCTCGGTGGAGCCAAGAGTTCCACGCTCGCGTCAACGGATCTATTCGATGACGTTGACTCTTCGGAAGCTAGCGCAGGCGATACCGAATATCGCTGCGTCTACGTCCACAATGACCACGCAACCTTGACTATGGAATCAGCTAAGGTATGGATTCTATCCAATACCCCAAGTGCTTCCACGGCGGTTGACGTCGGCGCGGGTACGTCGAGTATTAACGGTACAGAGCAAACTGTAGCTAACGAGAATACGGCTCCTTCGGGCGTTACGTTCTCGGCCGCTGCTTCAGAAGGCGCTGCCGTCTCTCTCGGTAACATTCCGGCAGGTCAGCACAAGGCAGTGTGGGTTCGCCGCACGGTCTCGGCCGGTGCTGCTGCTCAAGCTAACGACACCTTCACGCTCCGCGTTAAGTGCGACACAGCGGCCTAACCGCTAAGTAGTTAGCGGTGGCGTTTCCTACCGTAGTTGCGGTTGGTGGGGTTGCATCGGGCACGTCTAGTGTAACCCCGACACTTCCGGCTGGATGGGCACAAAACGATATCTTCGTTCTAGTCGCTGAAACGGCTAACGAAGCTTTCCCGACTTGGCCCCCGACTGGCTGGACTGAGGTACCCAATCCTCCAACGGGCTTTGGTACTGCTGCTGGTTCTAGCGGCGTTAGGTTACACGTTGCGTGGAAGCGGGCGACGGCGTCCGAGTCTGCCCCCGTATTAGGGGACTCTGGTAATCACCAAGTCGCCCAGATTGTTGCGATACGGGGTGTGGTCACTACGGGAAACCCGTGGACTGCTTCTGCAACCTCTAACGTAACCAGTAACGCTAGCTCGGTCACTTGGCCGTCGCTTACCCCCATAGGGACACAGAGTCTCTTTGTCTATGCCCTAGGTGGTAACCGAGATATCAGTTCCACAACGGACGTCTCTAGCTTAGCTAGCGTCTCCGGGAATATCTCCAGCCTTACTCAGCGTATCTCCCAATGGACTACGTCAGGAGCGGGCGGTGGTATCTACCTAGCCACAGGTTTGCAAGGTGGATGGGGAGCTACCGAGGATGTCACAGCCACGATCACGCCACAGACGTTTACACTGTGGCATGGTGCGTTACAGGCTGAGTTCTCGTATGCTGCCCAAGACCTAGACGGCTCGTATGCGATCACAAGCGCGGTTGAGCTAGACCTAAGCCCAACCTATACGATCCTAGAGGGTGAGCCCTACGCTTGGTTCCCGATCACCACAGGTGGAGACTATACGTGGGCAGAGGAAGGTGAGGCCGGGGCGCTAACCGCAGAAGAAGAGTTAACGGTCACCTATGACCTGCTCTCTGCGCTAAACCCGGTTGACCCTGCGGATCAGGCGTTTACGTATGATCTCTTTAATAGTGTCTTCCTCGATTTCGGTGGCCTATATGATATTGCCACTACGGCCTCGGGCCAGATAACTAGTGCCGCAGAATTCCCGTACGGCGCGGTCAGTACTGATCTAATCGGGCTCTATGTTGTCCGTGAGGGCACTACAAGTGATCTAGTCGTTGAGTACGATACACGGGAGATCGTACAGAAAGATGACCTCTTTTCGTTCGTCATCAAGTCTGCGGTACAGGAAGATTATTCTCCTGTATTCAACGTAGCCGGTACGGCGGAAGCAGATAGTGTCACGACGTATCAGGTAATCAGTGCCGTAGAATCGGACTCCGAAGAGTTCAACTACGACATCACAGAGGCGGTTACTCAGGACTTCACGCCTCTCTGGACGATCACTACTACGCCCCTCACTGCGGACGCAGTGCTAGAGGTAGTTTACCAGACGATCAGTTCTGTTCGAAACGAACATGTAGCCCTTTACCAGATCTACATGTCGTCCGGGGACGCGGACAGGGAAGTAGTCTACCAAGTCAAGAACACTGCCGAAGAAGACCACACCGTAACCTTCCAAGTTGTCGGTGTCGTAGAAGAAGACTCGGTTGTTACGTACCAGATCCTTGCCCCCGGAACGGCACAGTTAGACGTAGAGTGTACGTATCGAATCGTCTCCCCAATGACAACCGTCCCTAACGTGATTGGGTTCCCGTATCCTAAAGCACTTAAGACCTTAGAACAAGCCGGGTTTGTCATAGGCCAAATAACTTACCAATAACATGTCAGAAACTCTCACCATTGAACAACTGATCGAACCGGAGGCTTTGGCACGGGCCATTGCGGACAGGTACGGTATCTGGGCCAGAGCGCGGCACGCTAAGGAAGAACAATGGAAGGAGATTCGAAACTATGTCTTTGCAACGGATACTCGCACTACGACCAATGCCAAGCTCCCATGGCGGAACTCCACAACGCGCCCTAAGCTATGCCAGATTAGGGACAACCTCCATGCAAACTACATGGCAGCACTATTCCCTACTGAGAAGTGGTTTAAATGGGAGGCCGGTGACAAGAACGCCGCCCTGAAGAAGAAGGCTTCCTCAATCGAAAGCTACATGCGTACGAAGCTACGTGACATGCAGTTTGAGGACTTTATCTCCCAGAGCCTACTGGACTACATCGACTATGGCAATTGCTTCGCCAAGGTTGAGTATGTCCGGGATACGTACAAGGATGCACAGGGCTTGGAAGTGGTGACGTACATAGGCCCTCGTGCAGTACGCATCTCTCCCATGGACATTGCCTTTGACATCACGGCAGCTAACTTCAACCGTACCCCAAAGATTGTTCGAACACTCGTCTCGTTCGGGGATGCTCACAAGTATGCTGAGACATTGCCTGTGGGCGACCGGGAGATGTACGAGAAGGCCCTTAGCAAGGGCGCACAGGCGCGGGTCAATGCCAAGCTGCTAGACCGCTCAGACCTGACCAAGTCCGCAGCCTACGTGGCTGACGGCTTTAACGATATTAATAACTATTATGCCTCGGGCATGATTGAGTTCCTTACGTTCGAAGGCGACATGTTCATCCAAGATACGGGAGAGCAGTTTAGGCAGCACCGTATCGTAGTGATGGACCGGGCCTACGTAGTGGAAAAGAAGCCCCTAGAGAATTGGTTTGGACGCTCGTCTATCGTCCACTCTGGCTGGAGAAAGCGTCCTGATAACCTTATGGCTATGGGACCGTTGGATAACCTTGTCGGTATGCAGTACCGCATTGACCACCTAGAGAACCTAAAGGCAGACGTATTTGACCTTATCGCATTCCCACCCACTAAGCAGAAAGGGTATGTCGAAGATTGGCATTGGGGACCGGGCGAAAAGATTGTCATGGCAGAGGACGCAGACGTGGAGTCGTTGGCCCCACAGTCCCAAGTACTCAACGCTGACCAACAGATCCATGAGCTTGAGATGCAGATGGAAGAGATGGCCGGTGCCCCGAAGGAAGCCATGGGCATTCGCTCCCCCGGCGAAAAGACAGCCTTCGAAGTAGACAAGCTGTCCAATGCCGCCAGTCGGATGTTCGAATCGAAGATTGCTCAGTTTGAGCGTACCTTCCTTGAGCCGCTGTTGAATGGTCTCCTTGAGACCTCCCGGCGTAACCTCGACACGTCAGACACGGCTAAGGTCATGGATGACGACTTTGGTGTGGTGGAGTTTATGACCATCACCAAGGAAGACCTCACGGGCAAGGGCAAGCTAACCCCCATGGGTGCTCGTCACTTTGCTACGAAGAACAAGCTGGTCCAGAACTTGACCCAGTTCTCCCAGATGCCGCTGTACCAAGACCCTGCCGTCAATGTCCACTTCTCGGGGTGGAAGATGGCACAGATCCTTGAGGACGCCATGGACCTCTCCGGGTTCGGTGTCGTACAGCAGAACGTCCGCATTGCGGAGCAGATGGAGACCCAAGACATGGTCAACACTGCACAAGAACAAATGATGAACACATCGCTGGCTCCGACCGAAGATCCAGCAGACGGAGACTTAACGAATGAAATCCCAACGGCTGACGCGCCACCGACCGGCTAACGTCGCCTCAGAGTGGTACGTAGGTACCCCTGACTCAGAGAAGGAAGAATTAAAACAGTATCTACTTAACAGTAGCCGCCTGTTCACTCTTCTCAAGAATATGATTCAAAAGCGGTACGACGCCGAAGTTGGCGTTAAGGATACCGATTACGATAGCCCATCTTGGTCACACAAGCAGGCGCACGTAAACGGAAGACTTGCCGCTCTTGAGGAAATATACAAGCTCTTACCTTGACCAAAGGAGGAAAAGAATGAGCGAACAATCGGATAATGTTAATCAGGGCGACCCCCTGAGCACATTGGTAGGGGAAGGCAAAAAGTATAAGACTGTGGAAGACCTAGCCCGCAGTCGCCTAGAGGCCGATGGCTTCATTGAGAAACTGAAGGTGGAGAACGCCGCGCTACGCGAGGCGATCACTTCCGAGGTCGATCCAAATGAAGTCCTCAAGCGCATCGAAGCAAAGCTTAATGCCAAGGGAAGCGAGAACGCGGCCAACCGTCAGAGTAACCAGTCTCAGACAGCACCGTTATCTGAAGAGAGGGTTCTTGAGCTTCTTGGTAAGCGGGAACGTGAACAACAGCAGGCCCGGAACAAGCAATCGTTCGACGCTGCTGCAACCAAAGCGTTTGGTGAAAAGACTGCCGAAGTCCTAGCCAGCCGCCTAGGCGAACTAGGGATGAACAAGGAAATGTTTGACTCCCTAGCCGTCGCGAATCCGCAAGCCGCACTGCGTATCCTTGGAGTGAAGGATAGCGTAGGGTCAGGTGGATTAGAGCCGTCCGTGACAACGGAAGCCTATCTATCCGATCAGAACAAAGGCGAAGTAAAGAACTTCGCTTACTTCGAAAAGCTACGACGCGAACTGAAGGAAGGGTACTACGTGCCAGAGATCCAGAGGGAAGTGTTCAAGGCTCGTAAGGAGTTAGGCGAGAAGTTTTGGAAATCTTGATAACGCATTCAAACACAGGAGTATAAGTAATGCACAATTCAACTCAGCTTGACGTGCTTACCCGCTCCGAGATCTGGTCCGGTACGCTTAAGGAAGCACTTAAGGATGAGCTAGCTGCTCAGAAATATGTCAAGCTTCTTGAAGGTTTCCCGGATGGAACCACGTTCACGATCCCATCGGTTGGCGACCTGCCAGTCCGTAACTACGCGGAAGACACGCCCGTAGTGTACGATTCGATGGACACGGGCGAGTTCCAGTTCACGATCACGGAGTACGTAAGCTCGGCTACGTACATCACCGCGAAGGCGCGGCAAGATGCTTTTTACGCTTCTCAGCTAGAAGCCAGCTTCCTCCCGAAGCAGCTTCGTGCGATCATGGAGAAGTATGAGACGGACGTCCTTGCCCTAGGCAAGGGTGGTGCGTCGGGCGGTCAGACCGTCTCTGCCCAGAACCAGATCAACGGTGTCGATCACCGCTTCGTGGCTACTGGGTCGAGTGCGGTTATCGCGGTTGCTGATTTTGCGAAGGCCCGGTATTCGCTGAAGAAGGCGAACGTGCCTGACCGTAACCTCATTGCGATTGTTGACCCGTCAGTCGAGTACACGCTAAACACGTTGACCAACCTGACCAACGTCAGCAACAACCCGCATTGGGAAGGTATCATCTCGTCTGGTATTGCCAGCGGTATGCGCTTCGTTAAGAACGTGTACGGCTTCGACGTCTATACGTCGAACTACCTTGGCGTGGCTGGTACGGCTGGCTCGGAAACGGTGAACTCGGTCTCGGTGACGAACGGTGTCTGTAACCTATTCTTCTCCGCTACCCCGGACATCCTTCCGTTTGTCGGCGCTTGGCGGCAAATGCCAAAGGTCGATGGCGAGTGGAACAAGGACTTTCAGCGTGAGGAATATGTGACGACTGCTCGTTACGGCCTCAAGGTGTATCGTCCGGAAAACCTCGTTGTCGTTCTTTCGACGACGTCGGTATAAGGAGTAACGTATGAACAAAGGTTCTATTTGGACTAACTCAGACGGCTTGTACGTTGGCTTCGGCCGACGTGCAGTAGAGACCAACTCTGCTGCTGTAGTCTGTGCTGGTGACGGTCAGACGCGGACGGCGATCCTCAAGATCAATGCCCCCACTCTGCAATCGTCCCCAACAGGCAAGGAGCTTGCTAATGCTGTTGTGATTCCCTCTGGCGCGAACATCAAAGCTGTTCGTGTCGTGGTTCACACCGCTTTCGCAGGCGGCACTAGCTTGAGCATTGCGGGCTACACGACAGCGGATGTTGCCGATTCGGCTACTGGCTTCCTGAACGCGGTTCTCACTGCCACCCTAGCGGCTGGCTATGACAACACGTACACGGCGGCTGGTGCTGGCGCGGGCGGTGGCTATCTGGCCACTCTACTCGCTTCGACGGTCAAGATCGTTCCCACAGGTGCGGGCACGTTCACGGCTGGCGTTGCGACAGTGACGATTGAGTACGAAACCCCGGCTAACTAACTGGGTGAGGGGAGGGGTCAAACTCTCCCCTCTTTCACCATAACCAAACAAAATGAAACTAGTACTAAACGATATCAGTAACATTACGGGGAACCCAACCTCGGCAGAGCAGTCCATCAATGCCAACTTCACCGCAATTGAGGAAGCCATTGAGAACACGCTGAGTCGGGACGGTACTACACCAAACCAACTTGATGCCTCGCTAGACGCGAACTCACAGCGCATCATCAATCTTCCATTCGCCCTCCTCGGGAGTGAGCCAGTAACCCTTGCACAGGTGTACGCTCTCATCACCGGAGAGGATTGGACAGGCGGGGCAGGTATCCCCGCCGTTGTCTTTTATCAGCCTACGCCACCCACGGCCACTGCTGCCGGTCAGGTGTGGGTCAATACCACAGACCTTACCATGTACATCTGGGATGGTACGACTTGGGTCTACGTCCAAGACCCGAACATCGAGGTCGCCCTTAATCTGGCGAACGGACATGAACTAGACATAGCCGACCTACAGCCACGAATGCTCGCAGTAGAAGATGACGTAGCAAACGTCAATACGGCAATCGTTGAGATTGAGAATGAGGTAGGTGCCCTTGCTGCCCAGATCACCACGATCTCTGCTGACCAAGACGACCTCACTGCGGCTATTCAGTCGGAGACCATTGCCCGTGTATCGGGTGACGAAGCCCTAGCCACTGCTATCAACTCCATTCAGGCATCCAATGCCCAGATCTTCATTCAGGCCACTGCGCCAGTTCCCGGCGTAGGCGGTGTCCCTGATCCAATCCCGGAAGGCTCCTTCTGGTACGACTCTGACGACGGCAACAAGCAGTACCGTTACTTCAACGGCGCTTGGGAGAACGTCACGGACGGAGATATCACGGCCCTCCAAGCGGCTATCACAACGGAACAGACTGCCAGAATTGACGGTGACGCGGCTCTGGCAGTAGACGTCACTAACCTATGGACTCAGCGTAACTCGGACTACGCCCTAATAACTTCGAACAACCTTGCTCGTATCGATGCCGAAGAGGCGATTGCGGCAGAGGTTGACGTTGTCGGAGCCTTCGCTGCTAACCTCAGTGCGACCGTCACTACGAACAACACAGCCCGGATCAACGGCGACGCTACCTTAGCCTCACAGATTACGGCAGTCTCAACTAGTGTGTCCGGCATTAACACTACGGTAACCTCACATACCTCTTCGATCAACGGTATTCAAGGCAAGTACGCGATCAAGATTGACGCCAACGGTTACGTAACCGGCTTCGGCTTGGTGTCCACAAACAACAACGCCACGCCCACTTCGACCTTCACGGTCCTTGCAAACAACTTCAAGATCGTGACTCCGGGTGTAGCCCCCGTCAGTCCGTTTGAAGTCATCGGTGGTACGACTTACATCAAGAACGTAGTCATCGATGAGGCGTCTATCGGTACCGCAACGATTGGTACCCTAAAGATGCAGACGGGTGCAATCACTTCGGTTAACACTCAGTACTATGACTTCCAAGGTGCGACAGGTCCTACGACCGGCTCCAGTGTCTTCCAGAACCTGACGACTGCGTTCGGTACGGCGGCTATCACTGTGACCAACATCGTAGTTCCCGGTAGCCGAATCCTCCTACGCACATACATCAACGCAAGGCGTGCCGGTAGTGAAGGTGAAGACGTCATCATCCGTATCCGTCGAAGCGACGGTGTCATCCTTCCCGGTACCCCGCGCGTACGCCTAGGTGGTGACATCTCCGTCCATACGTGGGAGTACTACGATGCCAACCCGGTATCGACCTCTCACCTATACAACGTCCAGATTGCCCGTACCGGATCGTCTGGTGCTACCGGCGACTGGTTTGACATCCAACTCGTAGCATCGGTTTACAAGAGGTAACATGGC